AAATATTTGTTAGTTTGTTAGTTTATTTTGTTGAAATATTTGTTAGTTTGTTAGTTTATTTTGTTGAAATATTTGTTAGTTTGTTAGTTTATTTTGTTGAAATATTTGTTAGTTTGTTAGTTTGTTTTAATTAAATATTCGTTGAAATATTTGTTAGTTTGTTAGTTTGTTAGTTTATTTTGTTGAAATATTTGGTTTGTTAGTTTGTTAGTTTATTTTGTTGAAATATTTGTTAGTTTATTTTATAAAATATTTGTTAGTTTATTTTATAAAATATTTGTTATACGTTATTCTATTATTTAAAAATTAGTTATATAAATAAAATATGGGAAATACACAATCAATGAAAAAAATAAATTATGAAGATATGCAAACAATTATAAAAAACCCTGAAGTATATTTCATAATTAATACATTACCATTATCTGAACAACAATGTCTTATAGTAAATACTACACTAGCAAATGATGAAGAAATAATAATAAATAAATTTATGAAAGAAAATAAAAGTATTCGCATTATAATTTATGGAAAAAATTGTAACGATGAAAATGTTAATAAAAAATATCAGCAATTGTTATCATTAGGATTTTATAATATTTTTGTGTATTTTGGGGGAATGTTTGAATGGTTATTATTACAAGATATTTATGGTAAGGACTTATTTCCAACAACAAAAAAGGAGTTAGATTTATTAAAATACAAGTCAAATCAGTTATTAAATATAGGGTTATTAGAATACTAATTTTAAATATAATCGCAAATAATAGCAATAAATGGTTCATCAGAATGTTCATTTTGTATTATTTTAAATGGTTTACCACAACCAAGTATTAGTCCATTTTTAAGATAAAAATCACATAAATCTTTTGAGGCATGAGGATCAATTTGCTGTCCAGTTATTTTAAATGCTCCATGACGAAAAATGCGACAATTAAGTTCTTCAATTAAAATCGGATATTTACAATGTGGGCATTGTACAACTAAATTGGTAGGTTTATTGTTATCCATTAATAGTTAAATATATTTAAAGTTTCCAAATAAAAAATATATTTGTAAACTTCTTTTTTAATTATGAATAAATGTGTGAATTTGTGTTAACCATTGGTCAATTATTGTTTCATTTTCATAAATATCTACATTACCGTTTAATATTAATTTTTTTCCTTGAATTCCTTTATTTTCATCTAAAAACTCTTCATGATAATTATGACAATCAATTAAATAGGTTAATGGTATGACCTCTTCTCCATCTCTTGCTCTTTTATGGATTCTGTCGTAACATTTTTCTGAATTAGTATTTACATACACAAAATAACTAATAGGAAAATCATTTACAAATTCTTCAAATAAATTTAAATAAATTTGATAACATACGTCTTCTATTTTATCTTGGTCGTATAACATTTGGGCAAAAACATGCTTGTCTGTATATAAACTTCGTTCAGTAATAATAATATATTGATATTCAATATTATTTGTAAATTCTTTAATTGTTTGTCTTAAAATTTTTAATCTGGAAATGTATGCCATTATTTGAAATGCGAATGAATATTTTTCTTGATTAGCGTAAAATTTTTTTAACATAGTGTTTCCTTCGTTATCTTTAATTTTCTCCCAATCATCAACAGGTTCTGGTAGAAATATAATATGTTTACAATTAGCATATTGTTTTCTTAAATTCTCTAGTAAAGTTGATTTACCAGAACCAATATTTCCTTCAATTGATACAATCTTGTAGTTAGTTAACATAGTTATAGTATACAAATATGTGTGCCCTCTTTTTTCATTTCAATTTTATTTCAAGTTAAAAATAAAATTGATTTAATAAAACAACTTAAAGGATTTAGCATATAATTATATATAACAGAACCTTTAAAATGGATCTTAAACAAATAAAGTTATCTAAGTCTGAATGGGATGGCATTGAAATATCTGTTTCAAAATCTGAATTAGATATTTTGCGATTAATTACTAGCGGATTTTTAAATGTAAATCTTAAAGTTAATAAAACAAATTCTATCTTTACACATTTAAAGATAGAATATAATCCCCAAATAGAAGAATTTCTCTACGTAAAATTCTTTGCTGATAAAATTAAATTAATGGTTGAAAAGTATAATATTTTATTCATTCGTTTTGGAGCAGATCCAAGTACAAAAAAAAATAAAAATAATTCTGTTGAATCAGAAAATAACATTTATTATATTAATGTTGCTTCAATTGTAAGACTTAAAAGTAGCGACCAAATACGATTATCACGTTTAAATTCTTTAAATGATGATACAAATATGTATGAAGTTGTATTATATAATCACTTAGAACAAATGGTTGAACATAAATATTCAAATAAAAAAACATGGATATACTTTTATTATACACTTACAAAGCTCATTCAAAATAATGTTGAAAAGGTAAATAAACATTTAAAAGAAATTATAGAAACATTTATTAAAAATTACGAATCTGATGTTGATTTATTGTCTATTGTTCAAAACTCTTTGGAATATATTGAGAAAAATCCTAATATTTTAAAGTATAACGATTTATCATTATATGAACATCAAAAAGAAATTTATAATGCTATTAAAAATCCTAACCCAAAATTAATTCTATATATTGCTCCTACTGGAACTGGAAAAACATTAACTCCTCTTGGATTATCAGAAAAATATAAAGTTATCTTTGTTTGCGCTGCTAGACACGTTGGATTAGCGCTTGCTAGATCAGCAATTTCTATTCATAAACGCATAGCATTTGCGTTTGGATGTTCCGCTGCTGAAGATGTACGTTTACATTATTTTGCGGCAAAGGAATATACTAAAGATAGACGAAGTGGAAAAATTCGAAAAGTAGATAACACTATTGGTGATAAAGTTGAAATTATTATTTGTGACATCAGGTCATATCTTCCTGCTATGTTTTATATGGCGTCATTTAATAATATTAATGATATTGTTACCTATTGGGATGAACCTACAATTACAATGGATTATCAAAATCACGATTTACATAAAATTATTAAAAAGAACTGGAAGCAAAATATTATTCCTAATTTTGTATTATCTTCGGCAACTTTACCCAAAATACACGAATTAACACAAACAATTGCGGATTTTAAATATAAATTTTCAGACGCAGATATTATTAATATTGTTAGTCATGATTGCCGTAAAACAATCCCGCTTATAAATAATAATGGTTATGTAGTAATGCCACACTATTTACACGAGGATTATACAGATATTTTAGAAGTAGTTAGACATTGCGAAGATAATCTTACTTTATTGAGATATTTTGATTTGAAAGAAGCGTCTGAATTTATTTACTATGTTGAAAGTAATAATTATAATAAAACTTCATCTAAATTTGACAGAAATTTTGCTTCTGTGAATGATATTGATATGAAAAGTATTAAATTATATTATCTTAAAATATTGAAAAATATTATTCCGTCATTTTGGAACAAAATATATAATAATTTTATACTTCTAAGAACCAAACGTGTTAAATTTAATCATACTAATGTTGGAAAAACAGGAGAACAAATTTCTCGTATGAACAGTGTTAGTGTTTCAGAACCTAACGGTAGTTGTGGAATATATGTTACTACAAAGGATGCGTATACATTAACAGATGGACCAACCATTTTCCTTGCAAATGATTTACAAAAAGTTTCAAAATTTTGTATCCAACAAGCAAATATTCCTGCGGTTGTTATGAAAGATATTACTGACAAAATTGAATATAATAATAAAATTAATGAAAGAATTGTTCAATTTGAAAAAGAACTTGAATTTGAAGAAACTAGGGTTGCTTCTAAACTAACTGGTAGTTCTAACGACACATCAAAAGAAGCAAATAAACTTTCAAGTAAAAAAGACAAAAAAGGTAAATCTAAAATTGCTGGTAAAATGCTTGATAAAACTGGAGATAGAAAAATTTCTAAAATGAGAGATGATATAGAAACGCTTAAGTCTATGGTTAAAAATGCAACACTTGATGATATGTTTATTCCAAACAAACTTACTCATTTGGAAAAATGGGCAAAAGGTCTTAATACTTCGGCAGCATTTACAAGCAATATTGATGATAGCATTATTGTATCTATTATGTTGCTTACAGATGTAGATGATAGTTGGAAGATTTTGTTACTACTTGGAATAGGTGTATTTACTGAACATAGAAGTAGTGATTATACAGAAATAATGAAAAAATTAGCGGATCAACAAAAATTATATTTAATTATTGCTGATAGTGATTACATTTATGGAACAAATTATCAGTTTTGTCATGGTTATTTAAGTAAGGATCTTGAACTTACACAAGAAAAAATTATTCAAGCATTAGGACGAATTGGACGTAATAATATTCAACAAGAATATAGTGCTCGTTTTAGGGATGATGTACACATAAAAACATTGTTTACTAGATTTGAATCAGAAAATAAACCTGAAGTTATTAATATGAATAAATTGTTTAACTCTAAAAATGTTAAATGGAACGGACTTGAATATGAAGAATTTCCAGAAGAAGAATTAAATATAGTATTTGATGATGCAGAAGAAGAGGACGAGGAAGAAGATACTGAAGAGGAAAAATAAACTATAATATTTTATATATTTTTTTACATAATATATAAAATTTAAATACTTATTTTTTATTATTTTCAATTTGTTTAATTAAATCATCTAATCCCTTATAAAAATCAGTATTAATTGACCATCCCAAATTTTTAACTTTTTGATTACTTATATAATATCGTTTGTCATTAAATGGGCGATCTTCAATATAAGTAATCCATTTATCGTAATTTTGTGTTTTTTGTATTTTTTCAATTAATATGTGCGCTACTTGTGTAATAGTATACTCGTGATTGTCATCGCTTCCAATATTATATATTTCTCCTATTTGACCTTTTTCTAAAACTAATTTTAATGCAGAACATACATCATTTACGTGTAAAAATGCTCTAACATTTGAACCATCACCTTGAATTGTAACAGGGTTATCTTCAAAAAGTTGTTGAATAAATCTTGGGATTAATTTTTCAGGATATTGATTTGGACCATATACATTATTACCACGTGTTATTATTATAGGCATTTTAAATGAATGATAATATGATTTCGCAATTAACTCGGCAGCTGCTTTTGTTGCGGCATATGGATTTGTAGGACATAATATAGAACCCTCGTGTTTTTTTTCCTCATTTTCTGTTATCATTGATTCTCCATAAACTTCATCAGTTGAAATATGAATAAATCTTTCTATTTTGCCATATTTACGACAAGCTTCTAATAAAGTATGTGTTCCTACCACATTATCGTTTGTATATTGTAACGCATTATCAAATGAATTTTGAACATGTGATTGTGCTGCAAAATGAATTACATTATCTATCTTGTAAATTTCTAAAATATTTGATATCAAATCAAATGAACACAAATTTCCCTTAACTAAATGATACCGTTCTGAATTACGTATTTCCTCACTTATATTATTTTCTGAGGCACAATAGTACATTGCATCTAAATTTATTATCTCTACTTCACGATTTTCATTGAAATAAAAATTTACAAAATTTGAACCAATAAATCCACAACATCCGGTAACTAACAACTTCATAATAAATAATTAATATACATTATTTTACTATTTATAACGCTATAATAATAATATTAAAATTGAAACAATATAAATAAACGAGTATATGTTACAATATACAAAAAACAATGTCAATTATAGAAGATAACAAAAAACTATTAAATAGTTTCAAAAATAATCCACCGCATCCATCTTATATTGCTGGATTTATAGATGGAGATGGATGTATTTTTATAAGAAAAATTCTTGATGGATATCAATCAGGATTTTCAATAACACAATGTAGAACAAATATTTTACAAATAATTCGTTATCATTTTGGAGGAAGAATTACAACTTCTTCTAATAGAAATAATAAAATTATAAATTTAATGATGGATGCAGATGATTGTTACCATAAACATAATATTAGAAATCAATATAATTTAATAATTCAAAGTAATGAATATACAATATTATTAGAATATTTACAAAATAGTTTTATAATTAAAGAAATTCAATATCAAACGCTAAATGAATTTAATAAATTAGTTAATTTAACAGATAAAAAAGAAGAATTATATTTAAAATGTTCTAGTTTAAATAAAAATTGTAATTTAAATAAAATATATTTAACAAGATTAAATATTGAATATATTTCTGGGTTGTTTGATGCAGAAGGTTGTATTTATATTGATAAAAAAAAATATACTAAGTTTTACATATCAATAACACAAAAAAATCATACACAAATATTATATGATATTGTAAAATTTTTAGGATTTGGCACTATTGATTGTGAAATAAAATTTAAAATCTACAATAAAACCAATTGTTTAAAATTTATACACTTAGTTAAAAATTACTTAATTGTTAAATATAATCAAGTTGTAGCATTTGAAAAATTTTTAGAAACAGATGATATCAAGATAAAAGAACAAATGTACTTAATTTGTAATAGAGAAAAACATGAAATAGAAGTATTTACAGATTTAAATCAAAATGATACTGGTAAAGAAGGATATTTGGAAACACTAAAACTAAAAAGTTTAAAAGAACAAATTTGTAAAGAAATTTGTAAAAAACAAGTTTATAAAGAAAAATCGGAAAAAATGAAAGGAGAAGGAAATCATAATTATGGTAAACCTTTTTCAGAAGAAACTAAGAAAAAAATGTCTGTTTCTATTAGAGAATCTAAAGGAGGCGTAAGTGATGAAATTATTATACAAGTTAGAAAAATGATAAACGATGGATATAAAAATGTAGACATTCAAAATTTACTTACATTACCAAGACATACTATAACTAGAATTAAGAATTTTCAAATTATTTGTAGAACTGAAGAAAAAAAAGAAAAACATACATTAACACAAGAACAAGTTAATTTATCTAAAAGAAAAATTGATGCTGATGATATTATAATTGTTATAGAAAAATTTATAGAAAAATGGAAACCAACACAAATTTTAAATTATTTTATAAAAGAAAATAAAACAAATATTACTATTGATATAATTAAAAATATTAAAAAAAATTTAACAAATAATAAAAAAATAATTTATGAATCAGAATTATCACAAACTAGGTATGAATATTATACTACTTTAATAAAACAATTTACAGAAACACTAGTATAAAATCTATATTTTTTATATTTATATTTATAAAATGGAAAATACATGCAAAACACAATTTATAAATATGAAAAAAAAGAGAAGAGAATTAAAACGAACAAACAAACGTTCTGTAACAGGAGATGAAGTTATTTTTATTTTTGAAAAAATTTTAGAAGGTTGGAAAACAATTAAAATTTTTAATACTATTATTCAAACAAATCCTAGTTCTTTAATTAATAAAAAACAAATAGAGATTATATCTACTGGCAATTGTAAAGTTTATCCATCAGAATTATCAACTGAAAAATATAGTTATTATTTAAGTTTAAGAGAAAAAATTTATGAATTTCATAAATTAACAATTTAAAATAAATGCATAAATATCCTACAGATTGGAATCAACATATACAAAGCGAAAAACAAAAAGTAATAAGGTATTAGAACCTAAGTCTAAGCATTGTGAATATAAACCCAATAATTTAACTTGTATAAAGGTTCATTGTTTAACACGCAATTCAACAAAAGAAGATAGAAAAAAGAATTTAAATATTATTGTGAGAAATGTGATTTTGGAACATACGCAGAAATATTATTTACACGACATTGCGAAAACAAAGAAACATATTAACTAAATATTTTTATATTTTGCTTCCATCATAACAAGGACCACATTTACCATTCGTTCGTAAAAATCCTATTGTTGTTATTTTACCGCAATTACAACATTCTTTACAATGGTCTTTTAGATTACTTTCGTATTCTTCGTATTTACCACATTTATCACATAAATAACATATATGTTCTTCATCTTTCATATAACTACTTTCGCATTTTTTACAATATTTACATTGACATTCATCATTAAATTCCTCACAATTAATACAACAACATTCTAAACAAGCACCAGAACAATCATCTGACCAGTATGATGTACCACTTCCTTGGCAAGCATAACATTTATTTATATTTTTTATTTGGAGCAACAACTGGTAGTGGTGCGACTGTTTTACAAATTCTTTTTTAAATGGACAATTATCAATATTGCAAATATTTCCATTGTCATCATATCCGTTTCCATCACATCTTATACATAAATGTTTTGTATAACATTCTTCACATTTTTCACATCTAATACAATTAATTATTAATGGTTCATTATTTGCATTGACCAAAGTTAATAATGAATTTGCGTCAATTTCAACCCAAGGTTCTGGTCTATTTTCACTAGAAGTTTTATGAGTATGACATATTTCATATATACCTTTAATTTCACCATTAAGCGTATGTGCTACATCCGCAATTCTTAATGTATCTTCATAATTAAACCGATGTTCTAATGTAATAATTGAAACTTCAGTAATTTCAGGAAGGGTAAGTTCAGCACTTACTTTACATGAAGCACATTCTCTTATAAATTTAATATGTTTTTTGTATTCTAACAAAGTTTTCATTAACATTTTTGCATTTTTGTGGATTTGACTTTCAGTCGGTTTGCTATAATGATGACAAGGATTAATACTATCTACTTTATGACGAAAATGATGAACTCTTATTTTACCTTGCACTAAAATTAAATCCTTATTACATTCAGGACAAATATATTCATCTTTTTTATTTGCTATTTTAGGATAAACATATTCACCAGTAAGTTTATTGATTGCTCCTAATAATTGGGACATTGTTGTATAAGGTATATGTATGTTATTAATTTTATAATAAATTTATTTCAATTTTTTTATAAATATACAAATAATTATTTATAAAAAGATTTATAAATAATCTACGTTTGAAATGTTAAAATGTGTAAATCAATTTTTTATTTATATTTATGTGAAATATTATATTTCACTTACTTTAATTGGAATAAGCTAAGCCGCCCCAGGCCTAATCTCAAATATTTCTATTTGAGCTTGGACTATCCCTTAAGTTATCATTGAAAGTTGCTAACTTTCTCAAACCCATTCCATTATAGTCTCTGAACCTTCTCCATATGCTTGCATTAGCGCACTTAGGAGCTTGGCTGCAGATTATCCAATCTTTTTCGTTATTACTATGCCCTAGGTCATTACCCCGGGTATTCAAAATGTTTTCACATAATGAAGTAGTAGAAAAAGCTATAAGGATATTCCCGCAATTTAGAAATGTTGCCTTCATTTGATTAAATAGTCAAACAAAGACTAGCTGGTTATATAATACATTCTGTTGTTGTTGAATGTATATTTGCTTTACACTGTTTATCCACATTAGGAAGCAAATATCTAATGTGGCAGCCAACTGTTGGGCACAGGAAAGTATGCCCGACATAATTCTTAGAACGTTGTAATTGGTTGCATATACACGAACCTTTGCCGTCTTGGTTCCTTCAACGGTAGCATTAGACAAGACCAATTGAAGAGTTGCGTTATCAATTCTTGAGAAATTGCACGTGCCTGAGGGTTGGTGTTCCTCTGGGCGAAGAGCAAATGAGTAAACATTAATGCCTTCATCAGGGTTGCGAGTATGTGATTGATAAGGTTGAACCAAAGAAAAATAAGTTCCTTCACGCTCAGAGAAGCGGTCTTGTCCGTTCAACTGAAGTTTAGCAGTAACAACTGGGTTTTGTCCCCAGCAATGCAAGTCCAAAGAGGTTTCAGTGAGAACAAATGTTCCGGCGTCAGAGACAGTTGAGTTCTCGTTATGACTTCGTTGAAGACCAGCAATAGCTTTAACAAGAGAAGGGTCGACTAAGTTTTGCGCTTGACCTCCAAAATGTGGTTCATTATAAGGATTATCTGGACCATGCCAGTATCCAGTGAATCCAGCAGGAATATCATAGTCTAGAGCTCCTGCGTCATCAAAAAGACCTTGGGCGTCGATGTATGACTGAGAATCAGCAGCAATAGCAGCAGGTCCACCGAATGCGTGAATTGCGTTTGGAAGAGCATCAATCGCATCCGTGTAGTTAAATGGTTGAGCACCAAGAACCTTAAATAAAAGGGCATCACACACAAGAGATGAGCAGTAATCAACGTTTTGATCAGGTTGAACAACCCAAACCAATTCCTTAACAGGATGGTTGAAATTTAGTTTAATCTTGTTGGAAGAAGAACCAACAGACTCATCACCAGTGAATTGAAGTTGGGTAATCAAATATTCGTGAGGATTTTGGGCAAATCTGCGGCGCTCATCAGTGTCAAGGAAAACGTAGTCAACATACAAAGAAGCGGCAACCAAAGACTGGTTGTAAGCAATAGCTGCTGGAACTGGACGACCAGGAGTGTATTGGTTAGCAAGATATGTTTGTTGACCAGCGAGAGTATTTCCCAATGGCGCTGCTCCACTGTTGCAACTTAAAGTTGTGACAGCCCACAAGCACTCATCAATTGGACGAATATCAAGATTAATCTTAACTTCGTGATATTGAAGAGCAATCAAAGGAAGAGCAAGTCCAGGATTGGTGCAAAACCAAAATTGAAGAGGGACATATAGAGTTGTTTCAGGAAGTGCGTTACGAGGAGCGCAAACTTGACGAGGAGCCAAGGAGTCACAAGGTCCATCAACTTCAGAGAAAGAAGGATCTGTAATAAAAGTGAGTTGAGTGGTATTACCAATCATCTTGAAGTATCCACGCTGTTGCTCACAAGTCATTGTAAGTTGGTTCCAAATGTGCATCCAGTCACCATATTGACGATCAATTCTTTGACCACCAATTTCAACTTCAACCTGAGCAATCAATTGCTCACCAGGGAAATCTAACCAACGGGCATAAACACCTGAACCAACACCAGCAGCAAATGAGGCAATACCCATAAGTTGGTTAATTTCAGGCAATGTTACCTGTAAATAAGTTCTGTAAGCAAGATCACCGTTTCGACTAATTGTGCATTGTACACGACGTCCAAAATCTGCCTGTCCATTAAAAGTTTGTTCAATAGATTCAATAGCAAAGTTAGTATATCTGCGATATGTCACTTTCCAAAAAGTAATTTGAGGGTTACCTGTAAGGTATACGTCTTGAGCTCCGTAAGCCACGAGTTGCATTAATCCACCTCCCATTTTATACATTCCTAAAAGAAAAAAAATTTATAAAATTTAATTAATTAATTAAATTTAAATTTAATTAAATTTGATATTACTTTCATAATCACGACAATAATTTATTTATATCCGCATTGTCCTTCATAAATATGGACAAATAATTTTCATTTAATATTTCTTTTTTGCCTTCATGGTTTTTTTTAAATATATATGAATTTTGGTTTTTTCTAATTGACCAACCATTATCTAAAGCGTTATATAAAAATACCATTTTTTGAAATTTTATTTTATCTATTTCTAAACTTTTTTCATTTTCTAAATTTATTTCTATATTCATTTTTACAATTACACGTTAGTATTTATTTTGTTTTTTAACTAAATTTTTAACTAAATTATTTTATATATTTCAACTTTTTTGTAAATATATTAATAGATTAATACATTTACAAATTAATACAAATTATATATTTTTAAAATAAATAATTAAATATTTCTACAAAATCATATATATATATATTAATGCCATCATTTAAACCTAAAACTTCTAAAAAAATTAAGGTATGTAAAAAATATACATCAAGTCTTGATAGTAAGCATAAAGAATTTGTTAATGAATTTATTAAAGATGAATTTGATACTATTCCTAGAATTAAAGAAGAAAGATATATGCTTAATAAACAACTTGAATTAGAAAATAAACTTACAATTGAACAAATTATGGAAATTAAAGATAGAATTAAAGATATTAATGAAACAATAAAAGAGTTAAAACACAAAAAAAATAATTATTTTCTTAATAACTCAAAATATATTTTTGAATATTTTGAAAATAAAAAAAATATTAATAATATTGAAGAAACTAACAAAGTAATTACATCTAAAAATCAATTACTTTTTAATATTTTTAAAATAAAACAAGAAAAAGATAAAAATATTGATGAAAATAAAAACAAAAATTTAGTTCAAAAATATTTAAGTAACATTGACGAATCTTTTCTTGATATGAATGCTTTTGTAAGAGATTCGGATATATGTCAAAATTGTTATAAAGGAGAAATGATTCCACTTGATGATGAAGGCGTTTTAATTTGTAATATTTGTGCTGTAAATATTCCTTATCTTATTGAAAATGAAAAACCGAGCTACAAAGAACCTCCAAAAGAAGTTTGTTTTTACGCTTATAAAAAAATTAATCATTTTAAAGAAATATTGTCTCAATTTCAAGGAAAAGAAACTACACAGATTTCTAATGATGTCATTGACCAAATACAACAACAAATTAAAAAAGAAAGAATTGGACTAAAACAATTAACACATTATAAAACAAAAGAAATTCTTAAAAAATTGGGATTTAATAAATATTATGAACACATCGCATTTATTAAAAATAAATTAGGAATTAAACCTCCAGTATTTAGTCCTGAATTAGAAGACACCTTATGTAATTTATTTATGGAAATTCAAGCACCATACGCTAAAACTTGTCCTGATTATCGTATTAATTTTTTAAACTATTATTACGTTCTTTTTAAATTTTGCGAACTTCTTGAAGAAACACAATTTTTGCATGATATCCCTCTGTTAAAAGATAGGGAAAAACTTATTGAACAAGATGAGACATGGAAAAAAATGTGCGTTGAATTAGATTGGGAATTTATTCCAACTGTTTAGAAAACTTTTTTATTAAAACAAAGTAGGTTTATAAAAATAATATGTTATTAAAAAACTCATCATTATATTTGGTATTATATGATTATAATTTTCAAATTTATTACTATAACTAGTTTCAAATAATTTATCCATTAAATCAGGGCCATAATTACACGTTTTTACGGTATTATCATCTGTTGTGTCATGATGTAATACGTGTTCATTTGCCGTATGAAAAATGGAATAATTTATAATATGAACTGTTGTATACAGAAATCCATAATAAAATATTATTATTTCAGGGACAAAATTTATATGTAACAATTTTTGAAAATAATAAAATATAACAAAAAATAATATATTTGTACCAATTTCAATTAATAAATTAAATATTTTTTTGCCAATATTTTTATTTTCTTCGTAATTATGATGAAGATTCACGTGCATATTTATTATTTCTGGTAAATTATGAAATAGAACATGAATAAAATATGAATAAACATACAGAATAAATATAGATATTCCTATTAGAAATGGAGAATATTTGTTATATGTTAATAAAATTCCTAATATTAAAACAAAAAAATTAGGAATAAATTGACTATTAAAAAAATCAGGTAAATATTTTTTATTTAATAAATCTAACATTATGTTATTATAAATAAAGATTATTATTTATGTTTATAGTAATTATAAATTAATAAAACCAACAATTTATTTAAAATCATTAATACTCCTATATTAATGATAACTTCTTCTGATTTTTTATCGGGTAATTTATTTGTTAATGTGTTTGAAAAAACTTCTGCTATTGTTGGAAAATAGTTATTATATTCATAAAGTGTTAAAATACATCTTCCAAAAAAATAATAAAAATATTTAATAATAAACATTATCATTAACATTATAAATAGTATTTTAGTATCGTTAGATATCAAGACAATTATAAAAATTGTATATGTTAATACAAAATGTAACAAAGAAACAAACAAATTAAATATCACACTCATATAAATATATATATGAGTGTGATATTTAATTTATAATAAGGTTACTTATCAATGTTATAACAATTTAAATTTATGTATTGTTATAAATAAATTTAAATATGTGTTACCATATTATATTTAAAACCCCCCCGGAAACCTGACAAGATTTGCTCCAATACCAAATCCGGTGCCTGAACGAGCAGATACACCCATTGAAGGGATGTAAGTGTCCAAAATAGCGAAAGTTGCTGCCGCAGTTAAGGCAATTAGGGCAATTTCTTCAAGATTCAATGAACGCTTTGGAATAGCGAATGCGGCAATAGCAACCATCAACCCCTCAATTAAATACTTAATAATACGCTTAATAAGTTCGGTAACGTCAAACATTTCCATTCCCATCTTTATATAAATTAAAAAGAAAAAAATATTAATTTATATAAATTAAAACTTAGAATTAAATATTACTAAATATTATAAATGAATAAAAATACAGGCAAAAAAGGATTTGAAAGAAAACAAAAAAAAGACGGTTCGCCTAATAATAAATATGTTGATTTATTAGAAGTTGACAAACCTATCGCAGGACAAACTTTTGGTTGTTTTTCGTTTATTTCTCCAGAAAAAATACTAAAGCAACGTGAAATGTTTTTCTTTGAAGAATTTTTAAAACAATGGGAAATGAATAAATCTATGGAAAAGTTTCATCAATTCCTAAATTTTATTTCATTTAAATACAAATTACAATTTGAAGAAGTTATTAAAGATTTTGAAACATTTGTTAAAGAGGAACGCGACACAATTATTAAATCATCCTTTGAAGATGATTACAAAACATTTTTGGATCGCGATGAAGATGAACTTGAAAAAAAATTTAACGTAAAACACAACTTTCAAACATCTGTTAAAGGTTTTAAAGCTAGAGGCAATTTTTCTTCTCAGGAAGAGGCCGAATTACGAGCTAAACTTTTAAGAGAAGTTGACCCCAGTTTTGATATATTTGTTGGACCTATTGGAACGTGGCTTCCTTGGGAACCTGAAGCTTATAAAACTGGCAGAGTTGAATACATGGAGGAAGAGTTGAATCACCTTGTTCACGAAAAGAAAAAGAATGAAGAAGTTGCTAAAAATACATTTGAACAACGAGTTAAAGAAACTAAACAGAAAGCTATTGATGAAAATAAAAAAAATGCTGATAAGCACGGCACTATCATTACCCAAGACATTGATAATGACGGAAATCTTGTCGGAGTTGGTCACACTACAACGGAACAAACATTCAATTCTGAAGAAATTTCTGTTGCTGATATTAGAAGTGAATTATTCGATGGAGAAAATGTTGTTATTGGAAAGACTGATTATGGACAAAGTCAATTAAAATCAGGACCTTTTGCTAACAAAAATGATTAAATATTAAATTAAAATAATACACAGAATAATATTTTATGTATTATTAAAAATATATTTATATTTTATAATGAGTATAGAATTACAAAAATACAAAAAAAATGCAATTGACAAATTAAAAAGCAAATTTAATAGTGACAAAAATGCGTTAACAATTTATTTTAATAATTTAATAAATTTTGTTTTAAATTCTAGATTAAGGCAAAATGTTAAAATTGCGCAAATTAATTATTTGAGAAGTTCATACATAGCACACATTAACAAGTTAACAAATACATATAATAATGCCGTTAATAGCATTAATGCTTATCAACCAAATATACCAACTATACAAAATACGCCAAATACGCAAAATACACCAAATATAGATACAAATTTTAAAAATAAAAATGCGTTACTTATTGGGTGTAATTATAATAATACATCATATAAGTTGAATGGGTGTATTAATGATGTTAATAATCTTAAATCTATAATAAACAAAACTGGGTTTAATAATATTAATATTTTAACAGATGAAACTGACAAAAAACCGAATAAAAGTAACATTTTAAGCGAATTAACCAAATTATTAACTAATTCTAATAACAATGATTTATTATTTTTTTCATATAGTGGTCATGGTTCGCAAGTAGTAGATAAAAATGGAGATGAAACAGATGCTCGCGATGAAGTAATTCTACCTTTAGATCTTAACGTTATTACAGATGATGAATTAAAAACAGTTATTCAAACATATTTAAAACCAAATGTTACATTATTTGCGTTATTTGATTGTTGTAATAGTGGTACTGTTTTAGACCTTAAATATCAATATTTAGATAGTTTAAATTATGATAATTATACAGAAAATAATAAAGCAACCGATACTCCCGGAAATGTTATAATGATTAGTGGATGTACAGACAAACAAACTAGTGCGGATGCTTTTATTAATAATATATCACAAGGTGCTATGACATGGGCATTTATTGAATCTATTAATAGTAAACCCAAATTATCTTGGAGAGAATTAATACAAAATATGCGCAAGTTACTTACAAACTCTCGGTATACACAAATACCACAATTATCCACAGGAAACAGTTTTAACATTGATACAGCGATATTTATTTAATTGTTAAATACTTATTAAATATATTATTTAAAGTATTTTAATAATATTATAAATATTATACATTTAACTTAAATAGTTAAACTCTTTAAGTTAAATTCCTGCTATATATTATGTTTAAACATTTAGAGCAACTAAATATGGGATATGGAGAACATTTTTTACACTCAATGTCATATTGTTTTATGTCATTATCCGCATCATTTTATTTTTTTATACACGCCATTTACCCAGACGCATTTGAATTTGATGGTTCTAGACAAATTCGTTATCTAAATGAAGTATTATCTACAAAATAACTTAGATTTTAACACCCTTGAAGATTTAAAATGGGACAATTTTACTTTCTAAATATGCGACTACAAATTTGATTTTGACGAACCTCATTCCATTCTAATATGTTTTGATTAAGTGTATCATAATTAAAATTATTATTTTTATTTAACGGTATTTTGTTATCCATGATATATTATAATAACACAATTTATGTTTAAATTGTTTTGTCCCATTTTAAATCTTCAAGGGTGTAAATTAGAATGCACACAGTTAGTTTTTTATATATTTATTTTACATATAAATATATAAATACAGCATTAATATAATAAACATAATTATGGACGAAATTTTAAATAGATTTCCAATTGAGATTGCTTCATACATAACACAATATACATATAATCCTCAAAATAAAGATTTATTAAATGATATAGTAAATTTTACAGAACTAAAAGTAGAACTATACAAATTATATTTAGAGTATTGGACACAATACAATGAATCCGACGAATATATTAACTGGTTATCTAATGATATTTTACTATATACCAACAATTTTAGACATACAGGTGTATTGTATGGTGGTGGATATACTGATATGTTTTATGATAGATTATTTAGAAATTCTTTTTTAAAAACAAAAGAAAATGTAGATAAATATGTTATTAATTTAGATAAAGCAAATGTGAATAAACAAATACATATTTATTTAGGGTTATTAACCATAAAAGAAAGAGAGGATTTTATTGTATGGCATAAGTCAACATAAAATAACTATGCCTTATAAATGTTTTAAATTATAACATTTACATTTATTTGCTTGTTTAAATCTTTTATTACCATTTGCTCTTTTTTACCGCTATTTTAGGTCCTTGACCACGTTTTTTCACATTATTTGGGTCATATTGTTCTCCGTCGTCTTCATCATCGTTGATTTGTTTAGATAATTCCCAAAATTCCTTTGATCCTAATCTAAAATCATTATGCTCATCTGCCTTGTACCAAAATACTTGGTCTTGTAATTTATTAGATTTTGAGTTATTATTGATAACCAAGCACTCAAAATTCTCAGTACATTGATCCATCACCTGACAAAACGATTCAAATGTAGGAAACATACCAGCGTAATTCTCATAAATACGCTTTCTATTAGCAATATATGGTTCTCTTAAAATAAATACATAATCTATGTTAGTTCTGAGCGTAGGAGGTATGCCTAAAGGATATTGCATTGTGATGAGTAACATGACCTTCCAATGTCTGCCATTCATAAAGAGGAGACGCATCATTTTATCCCGCGCCCATGTATTATCATAAAGACAATCATCTAAAATTACAAATGTTCTAGGATCAATAGTGCTTCTTCTAAATGTTTCTATTTCTTTTTTAATTTGTTTTAAAACGCCTCTTTGTCTTTTTAAAATATTTTCAATAATAGCGGTATTGTATTCATTATGAATAAACAATTTTGGCACCATTTTTCCATAAAATCCGTTGCCTTCTTCTGTTCCGGAAATGACTGTGCCAATAGGAATATCCTGATGATAATAGAGTAAATCTCTAACTAAAAAAGATTTACCGGTATCACGTCTTCCTATTAATACTATAACTGGTCCCTTGGATTCATTTGGCTTAAAAGTGATATTCTTCATATCAAATCTTTTTAACTCTAAATTCATATATTTATATTAGACATATAAAACATTTTATATTTACGAATTTTATATTATTTGAAATATTAAGGATATTCTCAAATAATAAGTTAAATATAAGTTTATTTAATATTTTTATTGACAAATGACACTTTCAGTAAATTACCAAAAGAGAAAGAATATTAACTTGTTTAACAAGTTTCAAACTAACAAGAAAATTAATCTTACTGACACTCAAAATTATATACCCATTTATGACAGATTTTTTTCATTAAACGCTACCAATTGGAATTCTATTAACTTAAATCATCAATGGGCTATATCTGATATTAAAGATTTAAAACATAATGATGATGACAGCGACAATATATTTACTTGTAAACTTAAACATATTTCTGAGGATGATGATATGTCTACTACACAAAAAGTTTTTATTAAAATGGCTCCATTATTGGACCCATTCAAATATGTAGTTGGAAAATATAATCATAATGATTCTAACTTATTTAATTTACCATCATTTGACAAAAATAGCAAAGTTCATCCTAAAATTAGTGACTATAATAATTCTTCGTTTATTGACGGATTTTTCTCATTTTTAACAAGCAAAGTTTTACATGAACATAAATTTATACATGGACTTGATTATTATGGTTCTTTCTTAGCTATTAAAAATGATTATAATATTAATATTATTGATGACCTTGATTATTTAGTTAAATCCGATTTTTTCAATAAACAACAAAACAAATTATTTAAAGTTGAAGATTACTCTCATTTAATGACTCACGATGAAGTTAAAATAGTACAACCTTTAAAAATTTCATCCAGTTTAAAATCTGTATTATCTGTTCAATCTATTGATAATAATATATTTGAAGATATTTTTTGCGAATCATTATCTCTTGAAGATATTAAAACAATCGGAATTGACTTAATAGATATTACTGATTCTAATTGTTTTGATGTTTCTAATCAAAATAAATCTAACACTCTTAAATCTGGGTCAACTTGTTCATCAAGATCATCTCATACAAATGATAATGATTTAGACGATGACAATTCTAATACTTTTAAAGAAGAAGAAAACGATGACGAAGAAAAAGAAGAAGAATGTCAAGATGATGATGAAGATGAGGATGAAGATGAGGATGAAGATGAAGACGAAGATGAGGACGATGAAGAAGAATCTATAATGCTAACATTTCCAAAATTTCCAGTTCAAGTTATATGTATGGAAAATTGTGAAAATACATTTGATGATTTAATTATTAACGAATCTTTAAACGAGGAAGAATGGTTTTCCGCATTAATGCAAATTATAATGATTTTAATTACTTATCAAAAAATGTTTTCATTTACTCATAATGATCTTCATACTAATAATATTATGTACATTCCAACTAACAAAAAATTTATATATTATACTTATAAGAAAAAAACATATAAGGTTCCAACATTTGGAAAATTATACAAATTAATTGATTTTGGAAGAGCTATATATAAATTAAATGGAAAATTATTTTGTAGTGATAGTTTTCAAACTGGGGGAGATGCTGCTACACAATATAATACAGAACCATATGTTAATGATAAAAAACCACGGTTAGACCCTAATTTTAGTTTTGATTTATGTAGATTAGGTTGTTCTATTTTTGATTATGTTGTTGATAACTTTGATACAATTAAAAATTTAAATGAATGTTCTCCTTTAGTTAAATTAATAGTTGAATGGTGTATTGATGACAATGGAATTAACGTTTTATATAAAAATAATGGCGTTGAACGTTATCCTGACTTTAAATTGTATAAAATGATTTCCCGATATGTTCATAATCATACTCCTCAAGCACAATTAGAACGCAAAGAATTTAGCAAATTTTTAGTTTCAAATAAAAATATTATCAAAAATGAAATTATCATTAATATTGATGATTTACCTTGTTATATTTAGTTAATTATTATCTATTCTTATAATAATTAAATAATGTCAACCTATGGATTTATTATTACAAGGCATGTTAATTCAGAAAAAACAAATCAATACTGGAACCAATGTGTCAAACTAATTCGAAAATTTTACCCTTTAATACAAATTATAATTATTGATGATAATAGTAATACAGAATTTGTAAAATCTGATTTTGAATATACTAATTTAACCATAATTCAATCTGAATATCCAAAACGAGGCGAATTACTGCCTTATATTTATTATTTAAAATACAAATGGTTTCCAAATGCTATAATTATACACGACAGTTTATTTATTCACAAAAGAATACCTTTTGAACATATTAAAATGCCAGTACTACCATTGTGGCATCATAAATATGATAAAGACAATCAATATAATTTATTTCGTATAGCAGCGTCATTATCAAATAATAATAAATTAATTCGAAAACTTAACAACAAAATTGATAATGTTATTAATTTTACAGTTACAAATACAAATGATAAATTTAATATATGTTTTGGTTGTCAGTGTTACATAAAATTAAGTTTTTTAGAAATGTTACAATATAAATATAACATTACTAATTTGGTAAATTCAATTTATAATAGAACAGATCGCTGTTCTTTAGAAAGAATTTTTGGATTACTTTTTTGTGAGGAATATCCAAAATTACTTCAAATAAAGTCATTATTTGGAGATATTAGTAAGTTTCCTAAGGCATTTGCTTATAATTATGATGATTATAAGAATGATTGTAAACAAAACAAACTTATAAATTTAACGGTTAAAGTATGGACTGGGCGTTAAAAAGACGGATTATCTGTAAATGCTAATGGAACTTCTGAAATAACTATTTCATTAATTACTGGTTTTAACTGATCAAGTATAAAACTACCAATTATAACACTAATATAAACTAACAAAGAATCTCTAATTAAAAATTTTAAAGGTTTTGGTTCGTCATTAATATTAATATATCGCATTTCTAAAAATTTAGAAATAAAAAAAATCACTGATATAATTCCCGCTACTAAAAATATATTATTCATAATACAATATATTTTTAGTTTTCTTAATTTTAAATAACGCATTAAAATAGAAATAGAAATAGAAATAGAAATATTTAAGATAAAACTTCAATATCATCTAACACAAAATCTGTATTTACTTCTGGTTGATTCATTATATGAATATCTAAAATATCTAATGGAACTTCTTCATTTAAAATTGTAAGTTTATCGCTATTTTCATCTTCTTCTATTTTTCTTTGTATATTTCTTAATGCACTAATTTCTTCAAGTCTTTCAATTGTTTTTGGCGCGTTAACTAGTTCTTCTTTTCCATTTTTTGACACAACTGAATCTACATCATTAAATTTTAAACTAATATTTCCATCTTTTCCTTCAAAGATTGTTTGTGTTTCAGAATTAACAACAGGTTCAATAATTTGTTCCTTTATTTCTTCAATTACATCTTCTTCAACTGTTTCATCCATATATGCTTTTAAAATACTTTCTATCGGAATACTATCTCTTACAGCATTTAATATACATTCTTGAACAATTATTTCCAATTCTCTGTTATGTTTTTGAATTTGTAAAGAAGGACAATTTAACTCAAATAGATACACATTTTTGTAAATTTTTCTAGCTACATTAATATAACATTTATGAATAAAATCATCTAATTTTGGTATATTAATATCAATTTTCTTTTGTTTTTTACCTACACGCATTGCGGTTAATAATTTAAGTTGTATTATATGAATGCACGTAACTAATTCTTCTAAATAAGAACAACCACTTTTATCAATAATTCTTTTTTTTTCTGTTTCAATAATACTTACATTCCATTTTGGAATTCTTGATATTAAATTTTGAAATGTCATTAAATATTTGCCTGTTTCATTGTTATCTTTACAAAGTTTATACGATTCGTCAAAAATTGATTTAAACCCTTCAATAATTAGGGGAGTTAATATTGTAAGTAAACGTGCACCCCACTCATTCTTTGATTCATGCAATGAACTAACATTAAAATCATCCATAATAAACATATTTGATGAAATATTTTTATTATTTAAACTAATTAAATAATTAAATTATATAATTAATTATTTATTTTATATAAATGTTACATTTTCAAGAGATAATTTGTTATCTAAAAAAGTAAAATTTATTACAAATATTAATAATAATTTTTCATTCCTAATTTCTTTTTTTATTTTGTTAAATGCTATTAATAATTCGTATCTTTTATCTTGAACCATTGAAAAACATCCATCTTCAATTAATTTTATTATATCTAAAGCATTGTAAGCCTTTTCATATAATTTTGTTACAAATAATTGTAAATCTTCTTGTTTCATTGTTATTTTTATTGATTTTTGAATTTCTTTTTTTAACCAATCACTTCTTTGATTTTTTATATTTGTTAGTTTAAAAGTCTCTTCAAGATTATATTTATACAAATTTATTATTTTACCATTATATTCCGGTTCAGAAATATAAATTTCACAAAAACGTGATAAAATTGGTTTTAATAGTTTATATTTATCCTCAACAATTATAAAAAAACGTGTATTATGACTAAATAATTCAATACATCTACGTAATGCTGACTGAGCATCCATTGTTAGTTTATCGCCATTAAATAACACTATACTTTTGAAGGTATCTCCTCCATTTGAATGAATATGAGTTTTTGCAAAAAATTTTAAATCCTCCCTAATAAATTTAATACCTTTTCCATGAGCACAATTAACATACATTACAAAATCCTTTATTTTTTCTTTATTTCCGTCGTAAATTAATGAAATAAATTCATTCACAATACTACTTTTTCCTGACCCACTAGAACCATTAAAAATAATATTTGGTATCTTATGAATTGAATAAAAGTATTTTAGTTTTTCTTTTATATTTTGATGAATGTCTAATGACATTTAAATGCTATTTAATATTAAAAAAGTATTTTTATATTCTAATATTACGTATTATTATATTTAAACAGCACTAGACAAACTATGGGTATATGGATTTTCTTTAAATGCCTTTAAAATATCAGGAGCAATCCGGTCACATCCTTGACAATTATCATAGTATTGTGGCATATTCGCCTTACCGTGGGTTTGCATTGAAGGACCTGCATTTAATATACTGTGTGGAGCCCATAACCTGTTATTTTCTCTGTCAGAATCTAATTTTGACATTGTAACATTCATTTGAGAATTAAAATGTTTCGCATTTCCTTGATTTGTACGTCCTACTACACTTTTTTCTTTTGCTTGATTGTTAGTTTGACGATAAACTGAGTCATATTGGCGATTTCCATGTTTAGACGACATTCCCATAAAACTTTCATGATTCACACTATCTCTTTGATTTGCTATTGGATTTTGTTCATTTACTAAATAACCTGCATTATCTTTTTGACTATTAATATACCCATTTGGTTGATAAAGAGTAGTTTCCTTTATTGTTGTATTTGTAACATCTCCCGGAGTTAATACATAGTTTTCAGCAACTTGACTACCACCCATATTACCATAAATGCGCATATTACAAGAATATTCTTCTTTTCTTGAAGGTTTTAATATATCCATTATTGGACTAATTACTGCTCCAATAGCACCAGAAAATCCCGACCCAAAAGGTTGTGGTTGTTTATTTACTGAACGATTATTTTCATAATTTGTATGACTATTATGATTTTTGTCTGATGCTTCATGTTGTAATGGAGCAGAACATGTCGCCACTGAATGTCCTATATTAAATCCGTCTAATTGAATTCTTTTTGTTTCTTCATGACGGGTAGGAGCATAACTCGCTGTTTTTATAGTACTATTTGGAGTTCCTTGTTGATATGTTGTTGTTTCATTTCTTGTTGATGGTTTTACAATAAAATTGGGAACTAATTGTCCTAATTTTTCTGCTCCAGTTGTTGTTAACCAACGATCTTGAGTATTAATAAAAAATGTATCTGGTCTATATTTTTCAACTTTTCCTTCAATACCAACATTTTTTATAACAGATTGCGCTGGACCTTGTAATCCATTCAGATCATATTCTTGTTTTGGATTTGTTGCTATACGAAGTTCATCTACCGTTTTTGGCAACCATTTATCACGTACTTCCATACCAGCATTATATCCATTACTTCCATCAGCACTATATCCTTTATCTAAACCAGGACCAACATGAATAGATTCAAATGGTTTAACCATATTATTTCTATTTACTGGATTTTGTCTAGATTGGTAAAAATCACTCATAGTTGGCATACCATATGTCCATTGAACATTTTCTTGAGGTTTAAACAAAGGTGCTTGTTCTATTTTTTTTATAACTTGAGAACCACTACCTACATAATTATCTAAAATTGTTTCAGCATTATTATTATTATAAATTTGTCCTTTTGGTTTACCACCATTAAATGGAACCATATTATTATGTTTAAACATATTAGTTGACATATAATCGCCTGTTAAAGAATAAAATTCTTGTATATTATTGCTAACCGGAACTCCCGCTCTTTCTTTTTGTTCATACATATTTTGATTAAAATATTTGTCAGTTGCCGCGTTAGGATTAGGATATTCTTCAACATTATCAATTAGTTCCTTGTTATTCATAATAGGATAATTTTGGGGAGGAACATTTGTATTTGGCAAATAATTACTAAATCTAGATTCTGGTGTTTTTTCTTGTAAGTTAGTTTTAATTCCCATATTGTTAAAGTTTTCTTTTTGTTTTTTTTGATTTGAAATAACATACATTCCGCCTAATGCTACTAATGGTATTGCTAATTCCATATTATATATATAGTCTTTAAAAAAAGTATTAAAATATAAACCTTTGATATATATTTTATTATTTAAATGTCTGTCATTTTATACACTATTTGATTTATATACATCTGTTGGTAATGTATAACATTGACTATTTGAATGAAGTTCTCTTTTAAAATTATCTTTTTCTAAAATTCTTGTGTTTTTATAGTTTTCAAAAGGCATTTTTGTATGTAATTGCGGATTATTTGGCAAAATATAAGCGTGATTTTGTTGTAAATCTCTTGCTGTCCACGCTGGCATTATTGCTCTACTTTGCTCTGTAGTTAAAAATTTATCACATACTGGATAATCTATCGGAGAAGCGTATAACGTTTGGCGTTTATATTTATCTTTATTTATACAATCTCTATTTAATTGTCTATCTATTCCTAAAAGAGAACTTTGAATATCTGTACTATGTGTCCACAAATTACCTCCCCATTTTTGCGGAATTATTTGAGGATCTAATATAAAACATGGTTTTTCACCATTTCCAGGAACATCTAAATACCACCTTTCTTGATCTGTTTGTTGCTGAAGTTGTTTTGTTATTCTCGCTGGATCATCATGAAATCTTGTAAATGCCATTATATATATACATTAAAATAAATTTATAAATTAATTTATAAATAATATTATTTATTAGAATTTAAATAAACCACACTTAATTATTTTATAATTAATGACAATAAATATCGAAAAACTTAATTATAATATCAAAAATGATGAATTTAAAAAAATAAATCATCAAGAATATAATCATTTAAAATTATATAATGACATTGGATTATTTGAAAGAATTATTGGTTTAATTAAAAAAGTTAAAGAATGTTTCGATGAAGACATACAATTTATTTCTTATGATACTACACACGGAGGATTTATTCCTATTAATTTAATAGAAGAATTTACAACAATTTACATTTGTCAATATAATATAGAACATATCACTAACATAAAACATAATATTAATGATTTAATTTTTAAAAAAAATAAAAATAAAAATAAAATATTTATTTGTGATTCCGAAAATAATTTTACAGGAATACATAATATTTCTTTAAACATTTCACAAGACCATATTTTATTTCATGACATTATGCAATGCATTTTTATCACGAAACATAAATTAAAATCTAATTATTTAACAGAATATGAACTAAAAGACACAGACTATTATGTATACGTTGGTTCTAAAAAACATTCTACATTTATACACATTTTTCACTCTTATATTACAAAAAATAATATTTTAATTTTTGATAACTTAATTAATTTATGTATAATGGTAAAAAATGGAGGTCCTCAATTTGAAAAAATGCTAACTGACAATTTTAATTTAATTGATACTTGGACTATATTAGATACTGGAAGCACAGACAATACCATTGACATCATTAATAATGTATTAGTTGACAAAAAAAATGGTAATCTATATCAAGAACCATTTATCAATTTTAGAGATAGTCGTAATAGATTACTTGAATTAGCAGGAACAAAATGTAAATTTAATTTAATGTTAGATGACACTTATATTATTAAAGGAGATTTACGCGAATTTTTAAATGAAATTAGATCAGACCAATATTCTAATTCGTTTACATTGTTTATTCATAGCGATGATACTAAATATGGATCAAATCGTATAACTAAAAGCAACGCAGGTCTTAAATATATTCATAAAATTCATGAAGTAATTACTGAAGAAAACAACATTAATATTGTAATTCCTGAAAATAGAGCATATATATTTGATGAAAGATATGATTATATGAACAAAAGAACAGTTGATAGAAAACAATTAGATTTACAATTATTATTTGAAGAAATTGATGAAGACCCAAATAATCCACGCGCTTATTATTATTTAGCACAAACATATAATCAACTTGAAGATTATGAAAAAGCATTTTTTTATTTTATCAAAAGATATGAATTTATGAATTCCGGATTTATTCAAGAACGGGTTGATGCCGCATTTGAAGCCGCACGAATTGCTAATTTTAAATTAAATAAACCTTGGGATGAATGCGAAAAATTATATAATAACGCATTCAAAATTGATGAATCAAGACCAGAATCATTATATTTTATTGGCATTCATCATTATTTAGAAGATAATTACAATAAAGCATATATCTATTTTAAAAAAGCATTTGAAATTGGATTTCCTATTCATTGCCAATATTCTCTTAAACCTACATTAAGTTTTCATTTTTTACCAAAATTTTTATGTAAAATTTGTTATGGGTTAAATGATTATGTATTAGGGTTTCGTTCTGCCGAATTATATTTACAACATAATAATCATACTTCTCAAGACTATGAAGAAATATTATCATGGTATAAAATTTACGAAAAATTAAATATTTACACAGGACCTAAAATACCTCAAATACACAACAAACCTATTTTATGTTTTGTTGCTGACGGTGGATTTTATCCTTGGACTGGTTCTAATATTTTAACGACTGGGGTTGGAGGTTCAGAAACATATATTATAGAAATGGCCAGATATATTAAACAAAATGATTTTTTTGAACAAATTATTGTCTTTTGTAATACACCTGAAGAGAAGGATGAACATTTTGAAGGTGTTCATTATCAACATTTAAATAAATATTATGAATTTATTAACAATAATTATATACATACTTGTATCGTCAGTCGGTTCTCTGAATATTTACCTGTAACATTTACTGGATTCGTAGAAAATGTTTATTTTGTTGTTCATGATTTAACACCAAGTGGTATTGTAATACCCATAAACCCTAAATTAAAAAATATATTTTGTCTTACTGAATGGCATTCAGATTATTTATCAAAAATTTTTCCTACATTAAAACATATCATTGTTCCATTTTATTATGGAATTGATGTAGACGGATTTCCTAATATTGATATTAATCCACAAAAACAAGAATATAAATTTATTTATTCATCTTACCCTAATAGAGGACTTTTAGAATTATTACAAATGTGGCCAGAAATATATAATTTTCAACCTAAATCTACATTACATATTTATTCTAATATTGAAAATGAATGGTCTAATCGGGTTGAACCTGATAAAATGTTACAAATTAAACAATTATTATATTCATACTTAGAACAAAATATTGGAATATGCTATTATGGATGGGTTTCAAAAAAAGAATTAGCAGAAGCGTGGAAAACATCACAATATTGGTTGTATCCTTGTACTTTTATGGAAACATTTTGTTTAACAGCACTTGAAGCTGCAAAATCTAAAACACTTGCCATAACTAATAATTTGGCAGCACTTAAAAATACTGTTGGAAATAGGGGAATAATTATAGAAGGAGACCCTACTACTAAAGAATGGCAACAAACTACATTAACATATATTAAAGAATTATTAACAACCGATACAAATGATTATGTTTATAAAGAACAAATAGAGAATAATTATAATTGGGCTTTAAATCTATCTTGGAATAAGCAAGCAAATAAATTGTTAAATGAATATATTTTTAACAATAAGTTTGAATATAAAGGAATGTATAATTGGACTAATGATTTACCACAAGGATCAAGAAACATATTTCTAAAAATTATTGATTATTTTAATATTAATCATATTGATAAGGAAACTAAAATTTTAGAAATAGGAACATATACTGGCATTTCACTAATTAACATTATTAAATTAATACCTAATTCAATTGGATATGGATTAGATAAATGGGAAAGTTATGGAGAGAATGAATTATTAACACAAATAGATAGATTACAAGTAGAAAAATCATTTTATAATAATATTCATAATGAAGGACTTACTCATAGAATATTTGGAATAAAAAGTAGTTCAACTGACAAATTAATTGAATTTATTAAAAATAGCGTTCAATTTCATTTTATTTATATTGATGGAAGTCATTTATTATTAGATTGTTATACAGATTTGGTTCACGCTTGGTATATTCTGGAAAAAGGTGGAATAATAGTTATTGATGATTATTTATATAAAAAAGACGAAAATATATTACATAGTCCTTTTGAAGCAGTTAATCATTTTTTAAAAGTATTTGAAGGAAAATATATTATATTAAATATTGGGTATCGTGTATTTTTAGAAAAAAATTAAGTGTATTTTTATAAATCAATATAAAAATATAATTACAATATTTTTATGGATTTAAATATTAATAATAACGACGACCTTAATACTAATTGTAAAGTCATTAATTTTTATTGGGGACCAATAAGACAAATTATTGATAATATTGAATTTTTTTGTATAGAAAATAAATTTCAACATATATTAGAAATTGGTCCTGGGGTTGTTCCATTTTCACTCTCAACTAAAACAATTGGATTTAATGAAAAGATAAAAGATTTTATTGAATTAGATATTGATACTAATAAATTTCCATTTGAAGATGGGACCATGGATTTTGTCTATTCTAGACATACATTAGAAGATATTCAAAACCCAGACTTTTGTATGAACGAAATAATAAGAATATCCAAATCTGGATATATTGAAACCCCTTCACCATTAATTGAGGTAACTAAAGGAGTAGATGCTCCATATAAGAGCATTCATTACGCTGGATATATACATCATAGATATATTATTTGGTCAAATATAGAAAAATGTGAAATATATATTTTACCCAAATACAATTCTATAATTGATAATTATTTTGAAATTAATAGTGATAAGATAAAATATTATAATCTTATAAATAATTATCCTATTTATTGGAATAATTATTTTATTTGGAAAGATAAAACCCCAAAAGTTATTATGTATAAAAATGGAGTTAATTTTGGACTTAAAAAACACATTATTTATGATTATATTGATTTGCTTTATGAAGCAATAAATACAAGCATCCAAAATACAGATTATTTTGTTATTAATTATAATAAACCTAATTTGTAAAAATATTAAATCTAATTATTTTTACAAATTTTACAATAAATTATTATTTATTTTCAAGTATTTCAATACGATTCTTAAGGATTTTTATTTCTTCAATCGCATAAATTAATAAATTAAACCATTCAATACCCTCTGGAGAATTGTCGCTATTTTTCCAAGTAAAATTTGTATCTATAGAATCCAATTCTTCGGCAATATAACCAATATAATGTTTATCGTCTACCTTTGCATCATATTCCCTCGCTGTAATATTATACAATTTTGATGTATCTTGTTGTAAATTTATAATATTTTTTTTATATTTAATGGAAGATGTATTATATGTTATTTCATTAGTGGTGGCATTATAAACTAACACTGGCGTAGCTGTCGCTATTCCTCTGATTGGCGCAATATATGTTGCACTTGCTGTAGCTGCTGTTACAACTGTTCCTAATGCTGAAATAACAATTGAATTTGCTGCTTGTTGTGAACCTGCTAAATATCCAATTGCTATCGAACCTGAACCTTGGGTTTGACCTGCACTATTACCAATTGCTATCGCATTTACTCCTTGAGCAGTTTGACCTGCTTGAACCCCAATTGCTATCGATCCTGAACCTTGAGTACTAGTACCTGCGTTATTACCAATTGCTACCGAATTTGAACCTTGAGTACCTTGACCTGCGTTATTACCAATTGCTACAGAACTGGAACCTTGATTATTTCGTGCGGCACTATTACCAACTGCTACAGCACTTCCTCCTTGTGCTGTTTGGCCTGCACTATCACCAATTGCTACAGCACTTCCTCCTTGTGTTCCTTGCCCTGCTTGAACACCAATTGCTACCGAATTTGCTCCTTGTGTATTTCGTCCTGCACTACTACCAATTGCTACAGCACTTCCTCCTTGCGTATTTTGCCCTGCGTTATTACCAATTGCTACCGAATTTGCTCCTTGTGTATTTTGACCTGAACCAATACCAATTGCTACTGCACTTCCTCCTTGAGTACCTTGACCTGCGTTATTACCAATTGCTACCGAATTTGAACCTTGACTTTCCTCACCTGCGCTTGTACCAATTGCTACCGCATTAATTCCTTGTGTATTTTGACCTGCGTTTACACCAATTGCTAGTGCACCTGAACCTTGAGTACCAGAACCTGTATTTACACCAATTGCTATCGCATTAATTCCTTGTAGTGATTGACCTGCTTGAACCCCAATTGCTAGTGCACCTGAACCTTGAGTATTTTGACCTGCCTGAAAC